TTAATTTATAGAAGTCCCCTGTAAATAGATTGATATATCAAATTTAACGATACCGCCATATGGCTCTCTCGTATCGGTGAAAGCCATATGGCTATCTGTCATTATCACAGTTACCTGATTATCCGTCTGAACTTTAACCGGTATTGGGTTAAAACAAAAAGAAATCTCATCAGGATAGTATATACTTTTATTCTGTTCAAATATCCCTATTCTCATCGTTAAAATTCAAATTTATGTGTTCCACTTCCATATCGAATATGCCAACCAAACGCTCCATAATATCCTCGATTGTCTTTTCCACCTCTGACGAATATATATCCTCCGATTGTCCTGAACGATACAGCAATGTACCCTCGTTAGCAATCTTTCTAGCTACCAAATAAGAGAAAGACTTTGGACGTTCCACTTTGATACCTTTATCTTCCATCCATTGCTCTATAATCTTGTAGAATCCTTTAGGCACCTTACCCGACTTACGCCCAATTTCCAGCACACCAAAAGCCTGACGTCCCAATAAAACTCCTCTACCTTCGGTAATTTCCATTCTCAAACTGTCACGTGTACGACCGGAAGCTACTTGCCCGGCAGCTTCATGGCGGGCGATAATCCTCTTGCGAAGTTCCTCCAGCTCATTTCCAACTATCCGTAATACGTTATCCCTTACCGTTTCCATACACAATATCTTTTATACCTCTGGTCGAACACAATACAATGCCTGACACTTCCTTCAGCTGCAGCGATATGGTTATCCCAGTGACATTTACATTCAGCTTATCGTAAAATACAGAGTAAGGAACATCACCGGAAATTGGCTCAAACATTCCGGACCGGTTAATGAGCAAGATAAACTCTTTGGCTAAGTTCTTGCACCTCTCTACTACAGAGTCGTTCTCCGTACCATCAAAATCTAAGTCTGTCTTATCCATGAAAGCTATCATGCAGTTCGGGAAATCCTTCATCTGTGTTGCTCCCAGATTCAATGTACCGCTTACTGGGAGAAGGTTCAGCACCGCTGGGAGCGGCAGCTTGTCGAGTCTGATGTTGGCTGTCTGCCAGTTGTCGAATATGTAGGTCACCCCATCCATCTGTTCGATCACACTCTTGATTTTCTGCTCTACCGTCATCTTCTTTTCTTATTTAAAACATTTCTTAATCTCCGTTCAAACATCACTCTTTTGGCATCCATATCAAGACACTTATATACACGTATCCACGGAACGTATTCTACTTCTTCATGATTAGATATGCCCATACGCTGAGCATAATAATCTACTAGTCCAAAAAATCCAAAATTCAATCTATCTACACCAGCCTGTCTTTCTTCCGGTGTAGGTGGGACATTCGTAGAAGCAAACAGTTTGTTTATTCGTTTTACCTCTTTGGCAACCCAATAAACAAATCCCAAGATTTCAGTAGCATCAGCTCTTAACACTTGTTTCTCATTCATATCCAACAATACTTTACATGGTACAAAGAGAAACTCTCTTGTTGTACTTATTACCTGCAACTGCATAAGTTCCCCCAGTGAAAGATCATTCAATGTTGACATAGTCTTGACCTTCCCTATCTTATATGGTTTAGGAAGAGATTCTAACCTTTGCTGTAATACTGTCATGTCCTGAGCCAAGTCACTTATCTTAATAAATTCCTTTACTGTCATATTCTTCCTATTTTTGCCTTTGGCCTATGAATAACTGGTTTGATTCGGAAATACATTGCCATTATCAGCATATCCAAGTAGTCAGGTGAATGACCCAATATCTCCTTCATCTTTTCTTTGGTGATTATACCCTTCTTCCTCGTGTCTGCATCAATGTGCGCTTGCTTGAGGACAGACAATTCTTCGATAATCCGCTCTCGCTGGGCTTCCGTACATACTATACGAAGCAATCTGTTATTAATCATCTCGGCCAGCTTGAAAGCACATTCGGACTTCAGGTTATCAAACTCCTTATTAAGAGCCTGTGTACCTCCGTGAAACTCCTTGATACCGTTCAGATAGCTTTCAAGATAGCTTCCTAAACCGTCAGAGTCCGCTATCATCTTACTGCGAGGGATTGAGCACTCTATCATCATACGCTTCAAATCTGTTTCAATGGATTTCCCAGTGCTGTATTCCTGGTCCAGTTTGATGTAGCATACATTCCCTTTCCAGTGTCCAGCCACAAAGCGGTCACGCCCTTTCATCGCAAGGTCAGCAGAACCGGTGGATTCACCTGCAGGTGTAACGAAGTCATTAGTGAATAGGTCACAGATAGCATCATAGTCACACAAGGCAGTCGGGTCATTATCGTACTCCCAGTTCCCGAAGTATAGACGCTCCTTAGTTACCCGATCTTTCGTGTTACGCAAGCTCTCGATGTAGTCCTCAGTAGCCCAAGGATTATCCTGCACCAAAGCTTGAATGAAAGCATACGGTTCTTTCAGCTTACCTTCTTTCCACGGCTTGTAGAAGTCACGGTAAAGCCAGTTCTTCTTCGGGTTACAGGTAATAAGTATCTTCCCTGGTACACAGTACACGTCATTCATGTGTCGGCCAATACGGGTTTTCAATACCTCGAAAGCTAGATAATGGACTTCACCAGCTTCCTCAATCCATCCTCCGGTATATTCCTTCGAACCTAGCCGTTCATACATCGGGTCCTTTACTGGGTAATAGGTTAGATCGATATAAACTATTTCACTTCCATTGTCAAAAGCTATACCTTCATTGGTTGTCTTGTATGCCGTGAACCCATGGGACTTTGCTACCTTATTGAAGGTTACTGTTACGGATTCTCGGCTATCCTTCAGATTATTTCGTCCTACAAACCAGCGTGTACCAGGAAGATAATAAGCACATTGCATCAGCCACTCACATCCCAACCACGACTTTCCACCACCTCCAGCTCCACCGTACAACAGGAACTTTGTCACATCATCCCGAAGGTAGTTGTATGCCAGCCTCTGCTTTATGTTCACATTCTGTCCCATATCATTTCAACTTGTCTGCTTCCGGAGTATAGGGAAGAAAATCGAATCCCTTAAACGGCTTGCCTTGTGTAATATGGTCCACTTCCTGCTTATCAGCTAATCCCAATGTACGTGCAATGATATTCGCATTGAACGCTCCTACACATGCCCCTTCGAACTGCTGTGTCTTGATAGTTTCTTCCACACGCGCGATGACTTGAAGAAAATCTTCGTCACCTTTATTTACACAATCCTCTCGGAAGTTGCTCCACCACCTCGTTGACGCTCCAAGATACACACAAAGTCCCATGAGAGAGTACGGCCGTGATGTGGGGGTAATCTCTTGCTGAGTGTGCTGCTGATTCTCTGTTACAACCTCCTTTCCTTTTGCAACTCTTACAGGTACAGTTTTCTGTATAGCCTTTCTGGTTGTCCATGGATTCTCATCGCACCATTGGAAATACTCGCACGCTGCTTCCCACAGAAGTTCAGGCGTGGCAAAGAGCTTATCCCTGCCATGCTTGCTTCTTAACATCCAGAATTTATTTCCTTTAGGTGCTGCCATAATCACAATTTTTCAAAAACCGGTAATATTTCCTTATCCAAATCCCATCTTCTGTTGTTAGGAAGAGGAAGAGTAAATTCATATCTGAGAGCTTCATTATATTCCTTACGCAATGCCCTTCGTTCGTTAATGACAGAAACTTGAAAAGACGATCCACGCAATTCTCTGGTTTTAGCAACTTCAATCCCTTTTTCATATATCCTGAAATCCGATCCGATGAACTCTTCCGTAAGACGACATACGTCTGCCGTGGAATGATAATGTTGAAAGTACCATTCACCGAAACGGAAGTTAGCCGTGAAATTATTCGCGTCCAGAAATAAGGCTTTCGAACGATAGTCGTGTGTTTCTTTTCTTTCGGAAGCTTTCTGTGCAAACAGTAAAGGGATGCCAGACCAAAATATCATGCCTCCCGGCTTACAGAGTGCAGAAAGAGAAAGAAGGACATTTCTTTCATCTTCCAGAGAATTTACGGAGTTCAGGACACTATCACACACTACCACATCGTACAAACCGTACTCAGAAAGTGTCCTACATACGTCCGCACAATCCTGACGTATTTCCTTCTCATCTATCACGTCTGCTCCGTCTTTACGATGAAAGAACTCAATCGCATCAATACGATATCCGTCCTTCTTTAGCCTGGTAGCATAGTCCTTCTGACCTGCTCCGAAATCAAGCACACGCATCTCCTTCGTAATGAATGGAAGCACTAGACGCTCATATAATGTAGAATGGCTCCTGCTACTCGGGACACCGTTTTTCTCCCTGAGACGTGCTTTCTGGGCAAACGACTGGATATAAGTCTTACGATCCAAATGGGAATATTCAAACACTCCGTATTCCTTCGAGAAATATTTCAAAGCCAACTCTTCCTTCCCTTTCGGAAGCACATAGACAAGAAGATCCATTCCCAAAAGCTTCACCGTCTTAGCATATACAGTAGAAATGATAACTTTACCTTCATGATCACATACTGCATTCGCAAACTGGCCATAACGCAGGATCATCTTTGTAAGGTCTACTACACGCGAGTTATTCCTCCCTTTGGTAATGATGGTTATATCTTTATTCGGAACCATAAAGAAACCTTCCGTTCCATCAGGGACAGATACACGGATATCCGGCTGAACTTCCGATACCTCACACTCCGCATAATTATGAAGCTGGTTGAAACGTACTTCATCCGTTGAGTTCACGCCTTCCAGAACAAAGGCCGGAACATGAGTATATCCAAGCAGCTTCATGGTCTTTGTACGCTGGTGACCAGCCATAATTCGCTTGTCTGACTTTCGGATAATTATCGGTTTGATGATACCAAGTTCGGCTATTGACTTCTTCAAGTTCTCTTGAGCTTCTGGAGTAAGCAACCTAGGGTTATACTCGGCCGGATTCAACAATTCTATATCAATATATTCCATCATAAGCCCAGCAAATTGTTTACAAAACCAATCATTACCCCATTCTCATTAAGATATTCAGCTGCACGCTGTTTCAGACCTTCAAGTTCTACATCGGTTATAGGTATCTTATATCCTTCAAATGCCAGATACTTGATATGTGCTCCCGCTTCGTAGTTTTCATTTCGAAGTACGTTTCGAGTATCTTCTACTTCTTCAGAGAAATCGTCCAACTCAGGGAAGCTAATACCATCCAATCCCCATTCCATAAGTTCCTTACAATCCCATTCGAACAAACGTGCCATATCCCATTCTCCATTGTTTACATTATCACGGATAATGATTTCTCGCTCACGCTCTTCGGTCAGATTCGGGATAAGCACTGTCGGCACTTCCTTGATTCCAAGCTGAACACATGCGTCATAGCGTTGGTTTCCGGCAATAATGACAAGTTCTCCTGTACGATCCGACAAGATTATTGGCCTGGCTTCGAAATAGTCTGGATTTCTCTGTATGGATTCCTTCAGCTTTTGAAGATGTTTTTCGGTTATGGTACGAGGATTATTCTCCAGCTTTTTCAATGTTTCTGTTTGTCTGTAAATCACTTCCATATCTCCTAATATTTGCGTTACAGAACAAATTTACCCGATAACCGCCACAAAGCAGTTACCGGGTATTCACAAAGCACTGACAAGGGCTGTCAGTAAAATCTTTGGTATGGTTTTTGCTATTCAATAACCGTATAATCTTAAAAAAAATATTATCATGGCGATTAATAATTTACAAGTTGGAGATTTAGTCCTAACAGGTTTTTGTTATGGATATACTAACATTAATAACGGAGAAATATGTAAATTACCATTAATGGTTACGGAAGTTAAAAACATAATCAAAGACAAAGTGTCATTGTGTAAAGTTATAAATATACCTGAGACCTATGTTGACATGAATGATATACATGGAATACCTTTAAACCAGTATATACTCGACTTATTAGGTTTTAAAATAATAGACAAAAACAATGCTTTACGACCAGCTGCACCAAACTTCTATGGAACAGTATATGAAGCACAAATAAACGGTATAACAGTACAAATAATCAAAGATAACAATTCGTATGAATTGTGTAAAGGTAGATCCATATCCCCTATTAAGATAGACTATGTACACGATATCCAAAACAACACAATAATAAATGGGAAACCTCTCTATATCAATTATATGTTATTTTATTCAAACTGCGAATAAGAAGAAAATCATTTTCTAAATAATCAGTAGAAGGGATTTTCTCTTCTACTGATTATACTCCCAAAAACCTAACTTTCCTTTCACATTCAAAATAGGTTTGTCAAAGAGAATCGTGTCTTTCAGTACCCAGTTTCAATAACGTCTTCCTACCTATAATAATAAAAATGCCCGATGTTTTTATCGGGCACAAGATAAGCGATGATTAATTGAAACATCACCTATAAATATTTTTTACTTAATATCATATAGTAGATAAAAAAGAGGCTAAACTTTTCATATCATCACATTCTTTTATTTCAGATGATTCAGATTCAAAAACTCTTTTTGATTTTCGTCCTTCAACAACAGCATTATACATAGAACCCACAAAGTCATTCATATTAGATAATGATACATTCTTATGTTCATTCATTAGATTGTATAATTCATCTGTAAATGAACGTGACATAAAGGCTACATCTGTAAAATCAAGGATGATATTCTCATTGATCCCATCAATGGCAGATCTAATAATATTTACATTAGCTCTTGAACGAATATCCGTGCTAATTAATTCTGCAACTTTAAAGATTTTATCCATAATCTTACTTTTTATCGAGTGTATTTATTATAATCAAAATTTGCAGGAACTTCAACAGGTATGCGCATTAAAATAATAGTTCCGTTCCAATAAATATTAGGGGGCAATTTGACATATACAGATCCGTTAGAATCATGTCTATGAAATGCTCCACCAGAAAGCATAAAAAATGAACCATTAAGGCCATCAACTAACATCTTCTTTGAAGATGAAATACCATACCCTCTATTTTCAGCGTTAGGCAAATTTTTCGTAGAGCGACCTTCATTTGCAAATGTCAATGCCTTAACTTCACTTCCACTTATTTCATCAAGATACTTTTTTGCTTTCACATAACTGCCAAATATCGTGATTCCATCATCGGCTAAAACCAAATCAATGCATCCTTCTTTCTTGAGATATTGAGAAAAAATATATCCATGTTTACCTTTGGAGTGTTCATTCATATTATCTATCAATTCCCCAAGTAAATAAGAAAGAGGGGTTGTAATACGATAATCAGCTCCACTTTGCTTTTTTATAATTCTCTGAAGTATCGTTTGTAATCCATCGATATTCCCTTTACATAAATCAAACTGGCATACAGGCAAGTAAGTTTTACTTGTATAGGGTTTAAGGACTTCTTCTAAGTTGCCATTATCATCTATTACTAAGGGGCTGTCAAAATGTATTGTATTCAAATATCCTACAATGCGATTAGGCTTTCTAATACAATCAATAGATTTTGTACATTTCTGTTTATATATTACAAGTGGAGCCAAAAAGAACGGATGAAAACAAGATGTTTCGCTTAAATCCCAAGATAAAGAGTCTTCACAGCTATCATCAGTTTCCTGTATAACTTGAAACAAGTGATTGAATGCACTTCCAATTCTTTCGTCCCGATCAACATTTGGTATGTTTATTGTATGTGCCATAAGTAAATATACAAAAATATCTCATAGATACAACATATTAAATAATAATATGTTTACCCACGAGAACTATCTTTACCCGTCTATTTTAATAACGTTCTTTTTATACGCAACAAAGATACGAAAAAATATTTATATTGCAATAATTATGCTTTTACATTATGTGAGTGAACTCCTCCCATATACAAACTTATTCCTACAAGTATTCCATAAACAAATAAGCTCGCCCACGGTTGCTTGATGGATATTGCTTTCATAATTTAAAAATATTGTTTATATTTGCACCACTGTCAGTGAGAGGCAACAATCATTGTTGTGCGACAGATGCAGCTATGCTGCTTCGCCATGTACGTGAGTCATGGTGTTCTCCTTTGTAGTTTAAGTGGTCAGAACATCTCCACAGAGAAGGTGAGGGTTCGAATCCCTCCATTGAATATTCGTAAAGTCAATATATAAAAGCAGGCTGATAATCAGACCTGCTTTCTTTTTAATCTTCCAATAAACCCAATATCCGACAAAGAGCACCTTCAAGAACAGATACCCTGTCCTCCATATCATTTCTGTAATCTTCATATTCACCATCTTCGTATAGAGTTTCACATCCTTCTTGCTTTGAAGTTGAGTATTCCAATGAAGTATGACATATATCTGTAATATCCCCAAGAAATTCATTAACAGGCTTATCACCTAATATGGTTTCTACAGAAGTTTCGATTTTTACTTTTACTTGTTTCATATTTACTCCTCCAATAATTCAGGGTTGTCAAATTTATTTCCTAGCACTCTTATCTTATCATTCAAATCTGAAAGGTAAATATTATGGTCGCCTCTGTAATAACTTACAACAAAAGAACCTTTATTAAATCTTATTTCCGCATTGCAAAATTTATCCTTTATAATGTCGCAAAATATAGGGTCTAACAAAGGAGTCTTTACTATATCACCCTCGTAAATTTCTTTACCAATCTTGTCAAGCAACCCTGTAAACTGGCATACCGTATCTTTATCTACATGAAAAAACTGTCCTGGAAATGCTGAAATATCAATACGTAACGGTGATATAATTTGGGCACGTGTTTTATCATGATTAAATTGTGCATACCCATATCTCCAATCACCTGATTGGATGTCTTTTCCTCTAAATTTTATTTCTCTAACCATAATCAGTCCTCCTTCCTTTCTTCGTAAAACATGACAGGCTTACCGTCTGGCTCAAAGTCTGCACTAAGCATAACCTCATCGCATTCATGATAAGGACTTGTTTCCTGCACATAATATTTTACCGTACATTTCCCGTTCTCGTAGTTTTTACAATTCATGCAAATCATTCTTTCGTACATATTTTATCTCCTTTCCACCTACCCCAGCAGCCACCACATGACTGCCAGGAACAAGTAATACAATTTCGTTTTCATTGATTATTTCTCCGTTTTTCTACAAGCTGTTCAAGCCTCTTTTCGCATTCTGCACACTCGAGTTTTTTGTGCTCCAGTTTCTCCCGGAACTTAACCAGCTCCTCGTCCGTATTCTCGTCAAAGAACAGATTATTGTGGCGGTTGTACTCAATGTATTCACGCATCATTTTTTCAGCTTTCGACACCTTTGCCTTAGCGGAAATCAGTTTCCTAAGACAACTATCAAACATCAGTTCTCCAGAGCGTTTGTCATAAAAGGAAATACTTGAATACACACAATATCTTGGATATTTGCACTGTAACTTTGCAATCCTCCAACGGATAACCCAATCATATTTGAAATACATTTCCCTTGGCAAATCATATGTATATAGAATTACATAGTTCCCATTATCATCATGATATTGAATGGTAACATGAAACCAAGACTCGACCTTCAATTCCCTTTCTGCCTTGGCTTCATACTTAGCCATCTCATAATAATCACTTAAATTTTCCTGTTTTCCCATATCATATCGTTGTTACACAATCAAAATCACTTCCATACATGATATGCGCTCCACGTTTCCGGAGTTCAGCTACCAGCTGATCGTTGGTGTATCTGGCTAGCCGTCCATGCAGTCTATCCTGCTTTCTTCTTTCAGCCGTGTGCCTGCTCTCACATAACCGGCATCTATTGGTGTAATGGATGCCGGATTTCGTTTCATAGGCACGGAACTTGCCTTCAGGAAGAATCCGGCCACACTCTATACATTCTTTCATGATGTAGCCCTCCTCATAATCTCATACATATTCTTTTCTACTATCCTGATAATCTGTTTATGGTAATCACTATCTTGGTTACATACACCACGAGATTGCACTATCTTGAATGTATTCAGATTTACCTCGATTGTTTCCAAGCGTTTTCCATTCTTCTTTGCGGATAACACAAGGCTTTCTTTTCTTGCATAATAGGCACAGTTATATACACAGTGGTGCATTGTTTTCCACTCTTGATAATACTGGGTAACGCTTTCCAAAGGGCAGATAACTATACCCTCATCCTTTATCTGTAGACCGAGGAATGGCTGTATCCTTTTCCAAAAAACAGCAATGTTTCGTTTCAGTTCCTTTTCTTTCTTCATGCGTTCAATCCTTTCACGTTCCATCCTTTCCCTTGCCTCTATCTTTCTCTTTTTCTCAAGTAGCTTATCATGTGCTTTCTTCAGGTTCTTCGGGCATACATAGTGAGCGTTATGGGTATCCAAATGGAAATAATCAAGTAGACGCAAATAATCGTCATACATCGAACCGTCCTTGATGATATATCCGTTACGATTGCATATATTGACCGCCCACGGATGGGAAAGACCTCCACGATACATGTATAACTCAAGCATACCATACTGTTTCGTCTTCAGTAGCATTTCCGCATACTTGCTTTCACCTAACAAAGCACGTATCAACATCCCAGGAGTAACGCCATGGAAAGAAGTACGAAGCCCGTTTCTTCGTAGTATAGGGAGCAGCTTTACTTTCGGATATACATAATCGTCTATGTCATACGAATGTGAATAATATATATTTCCGCTTTGCTTGATACTCATGTCTGTAGTGTGAACCCAACCTCTAGACCCCATGTTCATGGCTTTAGCTATAACAGTTTCTTTGTTATCAGCAGTTATCCACTGCTGGCAAACTTCATCAATGAAGTAATGGTTATCACGTCCTTTCCTTGCATACCTGGCTGTGTAGAAGTGGCGAAGAACTTGAAAATCTCCTGATGTGGTAACTACTGTCAGATAGCTTACTGCATTATCCTTAGTCTTACGGCTTACTTTCACTTCCAATTTTTCTCCGCAATAAGGACAGCATATATAACCTTCCTTCTGGCCAGTAGTGTCTACCCACATTCTTCCACATTCACTGCACCACATTTCATCCTTACAGCGGAAAGCGTTATGAGGAAAGCAATGCTTCTTTCCCCACCGTATCTGGGTTTCTGTAATAGCTGGCAGCTTACTACTCAATTCGACCACCAGCCTTTCGCGTTTATTTCTCGGTTTCATATCTCACCAAATAATGAAAGTTGCAGACTATTATCTTCCCCTCTCTTGCGCTTCTGTTGTGGCTTAGCCAGCGGCTTCGGTTGTTCGACCTTTGTCGGCTTTGGAACTGAAGACACAACTTCCACACGTTCCTGCACTTTATCCACTTTGATATCGTCCTCATCGTAGTAATGCACTGCCCAGCCATACACGGTTGCATCGTCTATACCAACAGCATTGCCGCCTGCTGCCAGCTTTCGTGCCCTGGAGTAAATATACTTACAGCATTCCTTGATGCTCTTGTTTGCTTTCTTATAGGTCTCGGCAAAGAGAGAATCAGTCTTTGCACGATTCTCCAGATACGTCTGGATTGTTGTTTCAAAATTTGACATAATTGAAGTGGTTATTTGGTTAAAGATTATTTTCTTCTCGTATCACCATTAACATGGATGATATTAAACATCTCCTTGCAGCGGTCAGCTATGTATATACCATATCGTGCCGGGATGTCATTTAATTCAAGGTTAGTGGTAGCATGTGTACAGTATTCGTACCTGAACTCATACCGAAGTTGAAGGACGGTCTGAATTACGTTCAATCCGGTCCCGAAGTGCTTTGCATCCGAAGGCTCACGTCCAAGCTCATCAATACATAGCCCTGAGGTGCATTCTCGTTGCACGTAGCGAATTATTCCATCAATTCCTTGTTCCGCATAGCGTAGTGAGATTTCAGCGGCAGAAACGAACGAAAAGCCTAAATCTTTCCGGCTAAAAGCAAACGCATATCGGTTTACCAGACTTTCGTACTTCTGCAGCCCTTTCATGAGCGTGGACTTTCCTGTACCTATCGGACCGCAAAGCAATATGCCTTTGTTCGGATCAAGGCTACCCTTCATCATTCTGCCAGCTCTCTCCCAAACCCACCGATATAGCGCATCAAGTGTTTTACGATTTCTGTCATCAATAATGAAATCAGGAGATACACTGCACATACATTCCACAAGTTTAGTTTTCCAGAATGCTTCTGCCCGTCTGGCATCACAAATCGATTGCTTTGAGCACTCCTGTCGTTCCGGAATCCGTACTTGACTGATTATCTCCCTTACGGTTTTCAGATTGCTTTCCATCTTGAAGTTGTTTTTCGATTATCCAAAGATTTGCCCGGCTATCCCATCTTTCGATACGGGCTCCATTCGTGTTTTTCCAGCTCAGGCTGTCGAAGTGATAGAAGAATATCTCCGCCTGCTTCTCCCAGTTAGGCAGCTTTCCATCGAAATAGGCTTTTACCTGCTCCAGTGTCGGAGGTATAAACTCTGGATTTTGAGATTTCGCTTTTTTCGGTTTTTCTTTCTCGGGCGGAAATAACTCGCCAGAGTTATTATTATTCTTAGTCTTATTCTTAGTCTTATTATATGGTTGTACTTTAGGTTCAAGGTTAGGTATAGGATTAGGTTCAAGGTTAGGTGGTACTTTAGGTATCAAATTTTGACACCTAAATTCACATATAACTTGATATTTCGTTTTATCCCGTTGTCCATTTCCACCAGCTTTGAATGTTATCAAGCCTGCTTGAACCAATCTGTTTCTTGCGGTTTTCATCGAATTAACCGACACTCCCACGTCAGACGCTACCTTAGTATCGCTACGTGTCCAGCTATCCACCCAGCCTAAACGATTCGCTGTTTTCAACAAGTAAAAATAAAGCCTCGTTTCACAGCAGGTAAATTGCCAGTCTTCATCGAGAAACCAAAAGTTATTGATTAGTTCTATATAGGTCATAGCAGATATTCGTTTACTTCTTTCATAAATTCAGGAAGGGAACGGCATACGACATACCGATTTCGGTATTTCTCAGCTTCTCTCTGCCATTCTTTCTGTCCGTCACTCTGTACACCTTTCGGCGTCTTCATTTCAATACAGAGGGAAGCATATCCTTTTTTGGGTATAAGGAGTATCAAGTCAGCAACACCCCTTACCACTCCCTCATACTTCATTCGTGCTCCGGTCTTTGCATCCCTTCGGCCACCGTTCGGAACTGCAAAGAGAAGCAAAGCCAGACTCGGGTACTGAAGCCTGAACCATGTCAGGCAATCATGCTGAATCTGGCTTTCTGATAGCGGTATTGTCTGCTTTCTCATATTATTACAGTTTAAGCAACTTTCTTGTAGTTTCTTCATCTATAAAATTTGTCCATCCGGCCTTATGCAACCTGACAGCAGCTTCTCTGAGAGTAATCTTTCCACTATCAACTTTTTCTTTCAATGATTGTAGTATTGTTCTCATAACTTCTGACTGAATAAGTTCATAGCCATATCTACTACGCTCTCCTTAACCACATCATCCGTTCCGGTCACACCGTTGGCGATGTTCTTCTTGGTTTGGATCACATCATACATATAGCGGTCAATCGTATCTTTTCCTAAATAGTAGTAGCAGTTCACGTTGTTCTTCTGACCGTTACGGTGTGCTCTGTCCTCCGCTTGCTCACAATCAGAGAATGTCCAGGGAAACTCAATGAATGCCACTCGGCTGGATGCAGTCAACGTTAAGCCTGTACCTCCTGACTTGTAGTTCAGAATTATCAGCTTGCATTCCGGGTTATTCTGAAAACGGTCTACAGCGCTCTGCTTCTGAATTGCATTATCATCACCCGTCACAGTTACCGCATCGGGGAACAGTTTTTTCAGTTCCAGCACAACCTCCTTGAGGTAAGCAAATACAATCAGCTTTTCTCCACCGTCAATCACATCATGGATAAACTCGGAGAACACCTTGATCTTCCCCCTTGCGGATATGGATTTCAGGATTCCCATCTTCACCATGACTTCACCTCTCAGAGCCTTCTGAATCTTTTCATCATCAGCATTCTTATAAGTGCGGAGATACTGAATAAGGTCGGCTTCTGCCTTGTCATATTCTTTTCTGTTAGTTATGTCTACCTCAATATACTGCCGTGACTTATCTGGAAGCTGCGTTAGAACCTTTGCTTTCTCTCTTCGAAAGAAACAAGTCGTTGATAATCTCCAGTTAAGCTCCTTCACATTAGAGCTTTGCTTCGGTCCGGCACAAAACTTTTCTATGAAGTTTTTATATCCCCCAAAATCTTCCAAACGTCCCATAATCTTCAACTGCTGGATAAGGTCGGTATTGTTGTTCACTACCGGAGTACCCGTAAGCTCCAGCACGTACTCCTTACCCTTGCATATTCCTTCAAGGAACTTACTCTGCTGTGTCTTGCTGGACTTGCACTTGTGGCTCTCGTCTATCACTACCGACTTGAAAAGTGAGATACGCGGGTCGAACGTGATGGAACGCATGGTAAAGCGTGCATCATCTTTTATTCCCTGTACAAAGAACTTCTTCAAGCTTTCATAGTTTGTTATGAAGATGTCGCACAAGGCAGTACCATCCGCCTTTTTCTGTTCGTAGAACCGTTGCCAACTTGACTTGTTCTTGTCATCAAGAATGATCGCCTGCTTTCCAGCAAACTTCTTGAACTCTCTCTGCCAGTTTATCTTTAAAGCTGCCGGACAAACAACAAGGCACGGATACGCCTTTGCAATCGTAACCGTGCCTATCGCCTGTAATGTCTTTCCCAATCCCGGCTGATCCCCGAAGATACACCGCTTATGCTGCAAAGCGTAGGCGATGCCTTCCTTCTGATACTCGTATGGTTCCAGAAGAAGTCCATGTGGAACCGTTAGTTTCGGCAAATCAGGTATCGTATAATCATTTACGAACTTAGTTGATACAGACCGTTGCACACGGCTGCATATCCTTGCCGACACAGCCCACTCTCCCATTTTATCTACATACCACTTATCTTCAAGAGAAACTTTCCAAGCCCTTTCATCAGGAATGTAAGCAGCTTTCGGATTCTTAGCAACACTCGGAATCCGATGTACTAAGTCTTTCAGAGTGGGATGATAGGGAAATGCTATTTTATAGCAGTTCGGGGTTTGCGTTACACAAAATGGGTACAACATAATCTTATGATGCTAACTGAGTTGTTTTAGAACGATGGGAACGACGGGGTTTAATTTGCTTTCCATTTACCTCTATCGTCACTTTCGAGTTATCCATTATCTTCTGAAAAGCCTCAATGTCTGGATTGGCAGGAGCTTCCGTTTGAGCTTCCGGTATTTCGTCTGCCTGAACATCTGCTGCTGCCTGTTCCTCAAACGGAAGTTCCTGCTGCACAACCTTCCATTTTTTATTGAAGATATACTCATTCACTTCATAGCAGCATGACTCTATGGCCTGCTCCAGCTCAAACTGAAACGCATAGTCCTCATTTTCATCTGCAAACTTGGTAAAGGGTGCATTCAGGTTCAGCACCTTGTTGCTTTTCAGAAACCGTTTTCCGGTAAGTGTTACTCCCCTGCTGTCTCCGTCACCTCCTACCGTATATCCGGTCACCTCGAGGATGCTGTCTATATTATTCGGCATATCTTCCAGAAATTTCTTTCCATCCGCCTCCTTCTGTTCGCAAAGGAAAGCCATATGAGGAACTAGCGCCTTGAAAGCACTAATCAGGTCGTTTGTCACGAGGTTCTTGCCCTCAACCGTAACAGTACCCGTTTCATCCGTATAAGTAGCAACGAGGGTATTATCCTTCGTCACTTTCGCTTTTGTTATATTCATGTCCTTATCTCCTGTATTTATATTCGTTAATAAACTCCTGATAATACAAGTCATCGGGAAGAGGAAGCGATATTCCCAGTTCAGTTGCAGCATCCGCTTTTACCTTATTCAGGAAATCCGTCATCTGTAAAGTGTTTAGCCGTGACGTACTTCCGGCAATAACCGTTTCCTTTCCGTTGATTACAGCCATCCTGCGAAGGAAAAGGTTACAATAGTAGTCATGCACATCCTGCTTGTCTGCTCCGGTTTCCTGTTCGATGCAGGTAAACCAAAGCCACATTAAAGCGTTCTGACTGATAGTACGTGGTTCCGTATACCGTTCAATGGTAACTTTATAGCGTCCATTTCGAAGCTGGCTGCACATGAAGTCGAAAGGCTTGTCAATCCTTACTACTCCCTTTTCCTTCACCAGAATAGCTGTCTGACTCATTCTTCTGCAAAAATCTTTTTATCGGTTATCAAATTTCTATTAGCTTCCAGGAACTCGATGAAACGCTCCACGTGCTGCGTGAGCTGTTTCACAGTCTGTTCGTGATTGTAGGTATAGTATTCTGGATAACGTGTCCCAGAAATGAGCGGAGTGCGGCTGGTACCGCCTTTCAGAGCAAAGGCCGTATATTCAAATGCGCTCACGCTTTGCATTTCTCCTGAAGCTATCAGGCAGTAAGGATATACATGTCGCTGCCATCCATGTTCGTACTTTCCGAAGCTGTAACTGCTTGTAGTTTTGATGTCATATACCACATCACGCTTTAACTCGTCAATGAATCCGTAAAGCTCCACATCACCGTATCGGGTGGGCAGAATTGCAGATACATACAACTGGCTTACAGCCCCATTGAAATACTTAGCCTGATCAATAACCCAGGCGCGGTCAAAGAGGAAGTTTCGCATGGGTGCCAGCTCCGTAGCCGGGAAAGTAACCTGAACTGTATTCGTTTCCCTATCTCCGATAATGGAATACGGTGCCCGCTCTGTTGGTACATGAGGCTCATTATGTACAGCCATGTCAATAAGCGCATTGAAAGCTGTACCTTTATCGGCTGCTTCGCTAGCAAATGGTACACGGTTAATCGCGTCAATCAGGGACTGTTTCAGTTCCGCTTCAACTTCTTCCGGAGAGCGTTTATACTCTCCGGTTTCATTGTCTATGTTGAAGAAGCTCTCCACCTCTTCATCTGCCCTCAGATAAGCTTCGAACTTATCCAAGAGTGACGGATACATTCTGTACTTAGGCTGCTGCATATTCCTTCTTGATTTTGTCAAACTTCAAACCCAGTTCCTTGCACTTTCTGGAAATCAAATCCTTTGCCTGCAAGGCAGAATCAAATATATGGTTAAGGTTCTGCATTGCTTTTACAGCTTCATTAGCTGAAACAGCATCCGTAATCATTTCCACATTTTCCTTTATAACTTCCATGAGTTCCTCATATTCATTGGAAAGCTCCGTCTGTTTGGACTGATATGCGGAATAGGACTTAATGACGTTCGTCATGAAATTGTTCTCTCCGATCACATCACCCTTATCATTGATAATGATTGGAATCTCCATGCGTTCAGGAAGATTGCAGGTGTTCTTTCCGTAGAACTTCTCACAAGGATTGAAGGAAATAGTACGCTTCTTTCCGATAGCTTCCATATATCCGACCAAATCCAGCTCCTTAATCAGGTCACCGGCAGATGAACCACCGATTTCCGGACGTATCTGCTTTTCCTCACCGTTCTTTTCCTCACGTTCATGCGCAACGAATATCACCGATTTTCCCATAAGTGATACCTGATTGACAAAGTTGATAAACATGTTCTTTCGTACTCCATAGCCCTGCAGGGAAAGAGTACCATCCGCCTTACGCATCTTCGGATTGTTCTGCATGATATACTTGTCCATGAAGGAAAGCATCTTTCCAGCGGTATCAATCACGAACGTAGCGTAATCGGCAATCTCAGGCGATTGCATCACTTCATCCACTTCTTCCCATTTCGTTATCTGTACCGTATCCACACGGTGGGCAGCGTTCACACGGTGTACTCCACCGTCAAAGTCCAAAAGTAGCGGATGCGGTGCTGATAAGGCTAGCGTAGTCTTTCCCATACCTGGCTGTCCGTAAATAAGTGCTGACAAGGTTTTCTTTACCTGCAATTCATTTGGTTTCTTAATAAGTCCCATAATCAAAAAAATTAAGTGGTTAATATTGATTTATCTTTTTGTCTTGAAAGGCGGCCAGACCTTTCAAGGTTATTTTATCCGATAGCTGCTTTTAGTTGTGCTGACGGACCATATTTCAGGTCATCCAACTGCTTTATGGAAAATATTTTCGGAGAATTCTGATAAACTCCCTTACGAATCCATTTTGCAGCTCCAATGGCTATCTGATGATCAAGCCATCCTTCTCCGTATTTGCGACATGCCTTGGAGTAGGTTATTTCATCAGAAGTAGGATCGTTGCGTCTTATATACTCCTCCACCGCTTCCTTTGCGGTTTCACGAATAATTATCTTTAACTGCCATGCATCAATCTCCATCTGCTCTCCTCCTTATTACTCTGGTTACTCTTGCTCTTGCCTGCATCTGAGTGCATCTTCGCATATCAATCTGGAAATCCATAACTGCCATTACAAGGAAAAGGACAGAAAAGAATAATTCCAGACCATGCTTTCGCAACTCTTTCAAATCGAAGTTTATTTTCAGCTTTTCGCAAAGCATATACAATACCAGTTCCGTATCTTTGCTTATCCCCAGCTTCCGGTATATGTCACGCTTCTGCGCCTTTATCGTCCATTCAGACCGTCCTAACGTGTCCGCTACCTCTTTATCAGCCATGCCTTTGCAATACTGTTCTGCAACAAGGTGCTCACGTTCCGATAAGGTATTCATGACACACGTTTTACCTGAAACTCCCCCTTTTTGCGGTCTATCTCTCCTACCCGTTTCCAATCAGCACCTTCTTGGCACATCTCCAGACGCAATCTGGAAATGGTCGTGTTGACTGATGAAATTGATGTAATGGGGAATATCACGATTTGGCCGACCTTCATTCCTCGTAAGGTCGATGCCCAGTTTTCTGTTACTTTTACCATATCTTTATGCTATTTTGATTGTTTGCTGACAGAACGGGACTTGAACCCGTGACTTCCATGCTAACCCATACATGGTGTTCTACCGCCTGAACTATCTGCCAATAAAAAATGCCGAACCTCATAGCCCGGCACTTACCCATTCACTATTAAAAAAGTATGACTATACCAATTTCACCATAGCAGGATCAAGCTCATATTCTACCTTAGAACCTTTGAATACAACTACAACCCTACCATTGCTTAATACCTTTTTGACAGTTCCAATCTGTGTTGAAATCCATGTCTTAACCTTATCTCCTTTTTTCATCTTTACTTGATTTTAATATTGAATTAATCTGTTCACTTATCTCTTCATCAAAAGCAACCCTTCTGTCAAGCTCACGAGAACGGGCTGCTAGTATCGCACTGATATCTGCGAAGTCATCACAGATGCTTTTTATTGTTTCTTGCAGCTCGTTCATCATCTAATCTTTTTGCAATTAATATACTTGTAAATGTAAATCCGGTAAGACCAACCCAATACATAGGTGAAAGGTCTTGATTGAAGTGCATCACCACCACTGATAATGCACAGAGAAAAAGAAGTGTTTTCATGTGATTATTATTTGAGAAGCTCCCCCGAGCCAATTCGATTGGCGACATCACGTCTTATTCAGGGGATTTACTTAACTTTGAGGTGTCTAATCAAAAAATTAAGTATCATGAATAAATTTATTGAGATTCCAGTAAATGGAGAAAAGCATTTGGTTAACACTAGTTGGATTCAGTGTATAATCCCTTTAGAGAACGGAAGCAGAATTATATTAGCCAATAGCAAAGTAGACATTATCACAGAAATGCCATATAAAGAACTTAGTGATATCATAATGTCTGCTCTCGGTTTATAATTTCTTTCCTATAAATTGGGATAGAAAAGAACTTTATCACGATAACTGATACATTTTCAGTTACACCATTTATAATGTAGCCGGGCATTACTGGCTGCATTATCACTTGTTTTTCGATTATTGCTTTCATCTTGTTTTAATATTCTTGTTATTTACCACCAAAATTACTTTTTACTTTCCGAGAAGATGTTTAAACACCTTAACGATGAAAACAATGGCGACAATAATAGCCACTATATATACAAAAATGTATAAAGCAGCTGCACTCATTAACAAATCAATCATAACAATATAGATTTATATCTGGTATAGCTACCTATATCACAACAAAACTATGTGAGTGAATAGCATTCCAATTATTACCGACAATAAAATAGCAATGAATTTTAAAGAAGCCTTGATTTCTTCAAATTGCTCATCATTCATGACGATATAGATTTTAAGTTTAAAAATTCGTGCCCCGATAAGCTCTCTCTGCTCTTCCCACCGGAGTTATCAGCTACTTTTCTTCACTGCATGACCGTTCGGGACATTTGCCATTATTTAGCCAGGCTGCTTGCATCGACCTTCCGGCTGCTTGCTTCGACCCTTGAATCCTCGCGTCCTCTATGCTGGTAATGAGGGTATGCGCCAGTATCGCTTTCTGGAACGGACTGCTTAGGGCAGTCACTCCTTATAGCTCCCTATCTCCACATCAAAGGGTAGGCTCTATTGGCCAGATAGGGAAATATGTTATCCTGATTAATCTCCGCAATATTTAGAACCCAGATAACCGCTGTTATTGTCTGGATAGATGTCTGATGCTGTAAGGTTTCCCCAATCGTAATATTCAATAGCTTTAGGCTTATCCATAGCAGCTTCAAATCTGGCTTTAGCTTTGCGTGCTTCTTCCGCCTTTCGCTCGGCTTCCAAAACAACTCTTTCGGCTGCTACCTTCACTTCGAACTTAGCCATGCTCCATGCTTTTTTCAAGGCTGATGCAAAAGTTGAATACTTAGCTCTAGCGTTTTTGTATAGCTTGTGTGCGTTACTCATTATCTTATGTAAATCGAACTTTTTCATGGCGTTACCTATTTTTAGTTATCACTTTCGTTTGCTTCTCTCAGGTTTTTTCTGTTCCTTTGTTTATTGTTTATTGTTTGATGTTGCAAATATAAGAAATATCTTATATCACAAAGAATATTATATAAGAATAATCTTATATTTAACAAAAGTTATCACTTATGGAATTAAAAGACTTCATTGCTGCTTCATTAGAAGGCATTGCAGACGGAATTATTGAATCCAGCATTAGATTATCAGATAAAGGGTTTATTGTAAGTCCATCCATAACTCGTGTGAATGATAGGTCAACTGAGCCTATTTCTTTGGTACACGACATAGAGTTCAACGTATTTGTTGAAGAAAGCAATGAAGTAAAAGGAGAAGGGAAAGCTGGTATAAAGGTCTTTTCCGCAGGAATAAATAGCAAAAAAGAGGGTAAACAAGGTACTTCCTTATCTTTTAAAATACCTGTTATTTACCCTCAAAATTATTTCTTACTTTCCGAGAAGACGTTTGAATATCTTGATGGCGAAGAAAAGAGCGATAACAATAGCAATGACAGATACTAAAATGTATAATGCTGCTGCACTTATCAACCAATCAATCATAACAATATAGATTTTAAGTTTAATGCAAATATAAGAATTTTCTTATATGACAGGACAAGAAATTATAAATAAAGTATTAGAAGAACTGAATTTAAAGGCTCCAACATTTGCAGATAGTATTGGGGTAAAATATCAGCGTATCTTTGACCTACAAAAAGGGAAAGTAAAAAAGATTTCCTCTTCACTCGCAAATGATATAATAAGCAAATATGGACAGTTCAATTTGACTTGGCTGCTTACTGGTGAAGGTGAAATGTTGAATACCCCAAAGCCAGAAAACGAAGCATCCCCCATTGACGAACCTATTATATTACGAGTACCACTAGTGAGCCAATACGCACACGCCGGCTATCTGGCAGGATATGCCGATGCCTCATATATGGATAGCCTTCCTACTATACCATATATAGTAGACCATGAAGCCTTAGGACATTACGTAGCCTTTGAGGTTAAAGGTGACAGCATGAATGACGGAACGGAAGATTCAATATTAGAAGGTGATCGTCTGTTGTGTCGGGAAATACAACCACACCTTTGGGTGAGTAGCAGACTTCACTTCCGTAAATGGGATTTCGTCATCGTTCACACCGAGGGGATTCTTGTAAAACGAATCATTGACCATGATGTAGACAACCACACCATAACAATTCATTCGTTGAACTCAATGTACCCAGACAAGGTCATCAACCTTGCTGACGTCAAGCAGATATTTAATGTTATAGAATTACAAAGACCAAGAAGAAGATAACTAATAATTAAAACTATGGATTTCAAAGACGCAATAAAGCAGCTTGCTGACAGAGTCGAAAAGCTGAAAGAAAACATTCAAACAGAAGAAGCAACCAAGAACGCATTCATCATGCCGTTTATCAATGCATTAGGATATGACGTATTCAATCCGCTTGAGGTTATACCAGAAATGACTTGTGACATCGGCACCAAAAAAGGAGAAAAGATTGATTATGCTATCATGAAAGATGAGCAACCCATCTTATTAATTGAATGCAAACATTGGAAACAAGATTTGAATATTCACGATAACCAACTATTACGTTACTTCAATGTTTCTAAGGCTAAATTTGGACTTTTGACAAACGGTATCATCTACCGCTTCTATACAGACCTTAAGGAACCTAATATCATGGACGATAAACCATTCCTGGAAGTTGATATTACAGATCTCCGTGATAACCAAATTGAAGAACTCAAGAAATTCCATAAATCATATTTTGACGTTGAAAATATACTCAGTTCTGCAAGTGAATTAAAGTATATGGGAGAGCTCAAAACTATCATACAAAACGAGTTTTCAAACCCAAGTGCAGATTTCGTGAAAATGTTTGCAACCAAAGTATATGACGGACGTATGCTACAGAATGTTGTAGACCAATTTACCCCATTAGTCAAACGTGCTATTTCATCACACATCAACGACATTATTAACGAACGTTTAAAAGGCGCTTTAACCGTTAGTGATGCAAAACCTGTAGTACAGCCAAAAGAGGAAACTCCAACAGAAGTACAAGTCGAAGCACAACCCGAATCAAAAATTGTAACGACGGAAGAAGAACTTGATGCATACCGTATCATACAGGCTATTTGCCGTCAGAAAGTAGATGTATCAAGAATTGCATATCGTGATGCACAAACCTACTTTAGTGTGTTGCTTGATGACAACAACCGTAAACCTATTTGTCGTATGTACTTTAATACGGCAACAAAATATGTAGCAACCATTGACGAAAACAAGAAAGATATAAAACATGCTATTGAAAACCTTGATGACTTATTCCAATATACTGAAGATTATTTCAAGGCTATTGATATGTATGAAAATAAAGAATGATATATATATCTCCCTACTGCAGAATCAGTAGGAAGTTTTCCCATTAAATAAGATATGAATAAATCACACAATCGCAATATAGTTTCATGGATAGCATTGGCTCTATCAATCATTGCCTGCATTATTACATGGGCTAGAGTAGACGTTTATTTTACGAATGATACATTCGTTGGTATCATGGCAGGATTCATGGGAGCATGTGCAACCATCCTTGTGGGTGTACAGATATATAATAGTATTGAAACATCTAGAAAGATAAAAGATATAGATAATTTGCAAACAAAGATAACAAAAGATATTGATTTCCTTAAAGATGAAAAAGAAAGACTTGAACATTACACAAATTACCGAACATTCATTTCACTTGGGGTAGCAACAAGCAAAGAACGTCCTATTTTGCATTAAAAAAATATCTAAATGCATTAAATGAAGCCCTATATCTAAATGATGCACGTTGTATAAATAGAGCCTTATCAAATATAGAAATCTTTTGCAGAAAATCAGAGGTAATAAATCCTTTTACTATTAATAAAGATCCTTTTAACGCTAATTTATATAAACCTGAAAATCTAGAAGAATATCAATCTTTTCCTTTGATAATAGATAGATATAAAACATGTTATAACAAAATTGTCAAATTACAGCAAGAATGCCAAAAACAATAATACACTGTGCCTTAAATAGAAGTTCATCTTCGCACTGCCAGCTTTCCCCATCTGTACTCGGATGGGGATGCCGGTTCCTGACAACGCCTATCGAAGAGATTCCCGTAACAGCCCAGGAAAAAGCCAAGCTGTTTTCTAAGGTCTATCGGGAGGCAAAACAAAAAGGAGTACTGGAGTGCCCGCACTACCGTTCCATGTTCATTGATGAAGTACTGGAAAATATAGGAATAAATTAAGCCGAAGGTCAATCCTCCGGCTTTTCTTTTGTATAGAAACTCCAATCAAATAAATCTATGAGTTTCCGGTTTGCTTCCCACAAGGGCTTAAAGTCCTTTTCAATATAAACCCTTGCAAGAGCCAATTTCGGATCACTATGATTAAGCATTTCATCCACACGTGCAATATCTATTCCTAATCTATTGGCACAAATGGATGCCATTGAGTGCCGAGCATAATAGAAATTCAAGCCAGGTACACCAATCGTCTGCCCCACCTTCTTCAAACCCAAATTTATCGCCTTGTTGAAATCATCGGCCGACACATACTTCTCAGAAAATGAGAACACACGGTCTTTCCCCTTATATCTATCAAATAAAGAAGCGATCTCAGGCTCCACTTTTACCTGTATGAAAGCATTATCCTTCCGCCTTCCTTTCGTTTTTTTTCGCTCATAGGATATAATCCCATCCTCGAAGCCAATGAGTTCATACATATCAGCAGAATTTATACCCATGAGAGCGAATGATAAAAGGAACACGTCTTTCGCCATATTCAACTGATAGTATGGGCTCCCATTCCGGAAGTATGGAAGGTCTATAATCTCCTGAATCTGCTCGACGGTGAGGACACGGGAAGCAGTCTGAATATTCTCTGGCATGGTATATCTATTAAAAGGAGAAAGAGGTATTCGTATCAGTCCGGCTTCGTCATCATTATACTCATACTTTGCCTGATTGAACACAGCTTTGAGGACAGTCATGTACAACTTTATGGCATTATTCTTTTTCGTCTGACCTTTAGATAACAATGGAGAGTTGCTTTTATTCACACCTCTCATGGACGGTTCACTTCTCAGAAATCTTTCATAGTTTTTTAGGAATGATACAGTGACCATATTTACATCAAGACTACCACTAGCAAATCTCTCCAATGCGTTCATCGCCACGCGATAGGTATGTGCACTTCCCTCACGGCCATTCCGCTCCATATCATCAGCACATTTCCTTCCGTATGCAATTATATCAAGGGAAAAGACTTCGTCTTCTTGAATATAACTTACTACCTGATCAATATTCCACTTTTCAGCACACACACCGGCCTTGGCCAGTTTTCTACGATAAGATAAAATCAGTTCATCCATCAGGTCGATAACCGCCTGATTCTTGATTCTGATTTTCTCAACACCACCCTCTTTCTTCTTTGTGATATCAGAAGAAGAAACATATTGTGATGTCCGTATGTATTTTGATTTTCTGTCCTGGGTAACACGTATCTTTACATTATATGTTCCATCCTCTCTTTTCTGGTGAGGAAAAACAACGACCTTGAATGTAGCCAT